CCGTCATGTCGTCGGTGCCCATCTTGAAGACATCGTCACGCGAAAATTCCTCATCACTGAGGTCGTGCCTCAAACCAAGGTGTTGCGCCATCTTAACTATCCATCTCGCGACGGATGGAACCCGTTCAGCAATCGATCCAGCCCTAGCCAACATTGAAGGACCGATTACGCGGGCGAAAGCCGAGCCGTCACCCGCGATTGCTGCTGCAACTGCTTCCTTGGCCGTTGAATAACCAATGTTCTTCAACATTCTCGGCACGTCTGGCACTGCCGTGTGCTCTTCCAACCCATACTTGCCAACGCAAATTTTCCACCCGCAAAATTCAGCCACGTCCCCGTCCCTGCGGAGGAACAGTTTTGGCCGGTGGCCCAACTTGACCCACCTCCTCTCGAGCTCCTCTAGTTCGGCTGGAGTGAACACACGGCCAGTCAGCCAAAGCATAGAATCGTCGCCTTCGAGCCAAATGCGGAATCTGCGCTTAATCTTAAATATGTCATGCACCACTTTGCCATTTGGTCCCACCATGGACACACCACAATCTCGACCAAGAACCCAGGCCCAACAAATAAGATTCACTATGAAATTCAGTATTGATGTTCCTCGGTCTCCGCTTCTGCGGATGGCATCGATCTTTATCTTAAACTCTTTCCTCAACAACACCTTGGCCGCATCGTCAATGCCGTAAGTCGCACGCGTGGACAGCTTGTCGATCTTGACCTTGCTCGTCTTTACGCCTAAAGTGTGCTTGCGTGAAGTATCGGCATTCTTCCGTTTCTCCTGGAACCAATTGTACGGTGTGAAGAAAGGATAGAGTTTGTCATACATGACATCGAGGATTTTGTTCTCTGTTAGATCACGCAGCATCAAGCTGCAACAAGTGTCCCAGGCGGAACCATCGTTCTCCAACATGAAAGCCTCGTAGGCCTCACAATCCCCTTTGCGCTCATGCGCCTCCCTGCAAATTTCCATCATGCGTGTTGCCTTAGGCTTCCCCTTAATCGTCTTCTTCGCATGATACTTGCAGAGGTACCTCTCAAGCACTCCAATGGTCAATGCAGACATGACCGCGCCTGCGTCGCCGTCGGCGATCAGCATACGTGGAGGCTTGCCTCTCGGCATGGGTTCAAGTTTGATGGCGGCCTTAAACTGATACTCAGGTAACAGCCGCCACATCAAACAATTAAGTGCCATCTCGGCGCGCGTGATCGACCACTTCTTCGATTGAAGATCACCGAAGAGAAGCCATGAGGCGATACGCTCCACAGAGTCCGACTTGCGAATCTCGTCGCACAATGATTCTGTGAGCACCTCCAACTCCCCACGCTCTTCCTCGGTTAGGTCGAAAGGTACGTACTTTTCCGTAATACGCTTGTCCACCGCTTCTTGTAACTTCTCTGGGGTGTCCGCATGGAACACCCGATCTTCAGATGTTGGACAATACTTGACGGCCAATGCATCCTCTTCAGTAGGAATCCCAGGTGTCGAGTCGGCATCAGTAACCAACGACACATCCTGCAATTTGGACGCCAGAGATGGCCCGTAAATCTGCTCATCTGCGGTGGGACCTGCCTGGTCGTCTACTGGCAGGTGTTCTTTAATCAGCCGTTCGAACACGCCCTCAGGCAGCGTCGACTTAAAGTGATCCAACAGTTCGGCACTCAGCTGCGTTCGACCAAGGAACGAGCCTTTGTTGAGCGTAAACGTCCTATTCCTTAGGACGGCGGTGCGACCACCGCAGCAAATCCACTGACTGCTAGAAGCACTGTAGTCTGCTGCCGCACTGGACAGCAAAGCTGCAAGATATGGCCAGATCTCAAAGATCGCCTGCTTGTACAGCGTATCAGTACGTATCTTGTCTCCTACGATGGAATTGGATCTCATATTGCAAAGCTGAATATTGCCATTGTGGACCGTGTCCTTGGCATGCGTGACCGCGCCGACAGTGGCCGAAGTCACTGCCTCAGCATACTGCTGTGCGGTAAGGCAAACCTCAACGGTTACGCTGTCGTCCATCCCCACGAAATGCTGGATGCCATTGAGACACCATTCTCCAATAGATTGTGTGGGGCGACATGCGTCGCATCGGCTAACTGCAATCTCGATGGTCCAATAACCCTCATCCGTTCCCGCCCGCCTGTCCTTGATGAACTGCTCAGGGCTCAAAACTTCCAGGAACTGCTGGTGACAGTTTAAACACACACCTTTCGTGTTGCCTGGGGCGGGACGCGCTGTGATTGCAACCATGACTGGATGTATCGCAAGCGCGGGTGGTAGCCAACGTAGACAAAA